TCTGGAATTCCGGGAGTTAAACGGGTTTCAATACGGGTTAAGATCCACTTAGGCCGTAGCTTCTTTGCTTGATTCCGAAACTCGCTCCACAAGGCGCTCTCTCGCTTTTTCGCCGTTGCGGGTATTATCCGTGGGAGTAATGTCGATTGTGACATGGTCATCTATTCCTTTTAATTCGCCTAATGCTTTTAGAACTTCCTCTTTAGACATACTGTCTATAGATCCATGTCGGATTTCCGATTTGTTTATGTAGATATCGCCCTGAGCCAAACCTCTGGCTTTTTCCGCTTGCACGGCAGCTGAGAATGCACCTTCTTCCAAGGCTCTATCTCGGATTACCTGAAGGTCTCGGATATGACGCTTGTAGTCCACGCCAAACTTTTCATCTAGCTCGGCTCGGTACTCACGGATCTTGGCAACAACGTGAGGGTTCATTTTAGGATTGGTCAGTTCCCAAGCTCGGCAATGTGCGGAGTTCGTAGGATAGCCCGCGTTTATTGCAGCCTCCCTCATGGTTATCTGTCCGTCCTTGGTAACAAGTTCTTTAACAAAGAGTTCTTGGCGTCGATTAAGCGGAGTGCCAGAATGCTTCTTTTGTCTTCCTTTCCGTTTCGGTAAATTTTCAGTCATTTATATATCCCAGTTAATTTCATATAGTGGTCATTAAAAACACACTTCTACTTATATATCCAGAAAATTATTTTTTTTAAAAAAACTTTTTACCCCCCTTTAAGGCGATTTTTGAGTTTAAGAGTATGGTTACATATTTGATTTCATAGTGTAACCTAAAAATGTAACTGAAAAGTTGTTATATAATAAGAGGTTATAAAGAAAGTTACACGGTTACACTAGTTACACCTTGTTTATTAAAAAAAATATTTTTTATTTTTTCCCCTATATAAGAGAGAAACCTTTGTAACTAAACCAAGGGGGCTTGCATTCTCTTATATATTCCTATAACCTTAGATTCGGGAATCAATTTAACATGGAGAAACTAATGGAATATAAAATTGTATCGTCAAAGATATTAATCGAGTGGAATGACAACCCAAAGATGGAGGTTGTGTTGAATGATATGCCAGATGGTTTGCGACAAGATTTTGATGCTTGGTTAGCAACCATTGAGGATGAAAGAAATCAAGGAGAATAGGATGACTGAAGATCTAAAAAAGTTAGTTGAAAGTGGCGAATGGTTTGTTGGTGTTTGGGACTTACAGTTTTATGTGTACAACCATGAAACGGCGGAAGAGTTAAAAGATTGTAAAGGTAAAGTAAGAACTTTCCGTTCAGAAGTAGTTTCTGATGAAATGATTTGTCCAGACGTAGAGGATTTGGAAGAAGTTTGGATACCTGACCTTAAAAAATTATTTAAATCAAAAAAAGAATCATTAGATTCCGAGGAAGCTAAGAGGCCCCCGATTGATGAGAATTTGGAGAAGGTTATATTAGGGGCTTTTAAAAAGGTTTTCCCTGAGATCTTTACTCCGACGGACACTTCCGATGTTGATGTAGTTAGTGAAGATCTTATGTGGGTAGGGTTTAAAGACTACGACATCCGCGTAGAAAAAGACCCTGAGTTTAATGATGGACATCTACAAATTTCTGTTCATTCAAAAAAGGATGAGGGGTATATGCTTCATCAGGAGGGTGAGCCGTGCAAACTTATTGTCCGTGAGGAGAATGAAAATGAATAAATTTGAAGTGGAATATCTGGAGGGCTATGGCCCACCTTCTAAAAAGATTTGTACCATGGATAACTTTGTCTCGGAAGAGTTCAATCTAGACGCTTATTGGGGTTATGAAGAGATGGTTGAGAAGTTACGAGAGTTATTGACCTCAAAAGTTGGTGATAAGGTAACTCTTGCTAATTGCATGGGAGAGAAGGTCATTGCTACAAAAATAAGCACGGGTTACGATGATGTTCGTTACGAGATTAAACACGTTACTGATAGGGTAGGCACAACATTGGGGCGTAATGGTTACGTCGTCTGGGATAATTGTACCGAGAAAGAAGTAAGCCGATTATTTCCTTTTTACGAAGGAGCGGAAGGTTTTTTGAAGGAAATAAGAGATGGCAAAACATCACTATCAGATTGATGTGGTCTCTAAGAAGGAACTTAACGACATTATGAGTAAGCACCATTATCTTACCCAGATCTCCAGAGGATTTAAGTCTGGAGTAAATGTTGGTTTGTTCCATGAGGACACCCCAGATCTGTTAGGAGGTTGCATCTTTACGGGCTTTCCCGTTCCAGAGTTATCGAAAGGTTGTTTCGGATTAGACCGAGACGATCAGGAGGGTTTGTATGAATTGTCCAGATTTGTACTCTGTCCCGAACATCAAGAACTAGAACACAATCTAGCTAGTTGGTTTCTGGCTAGATCACTAAAGTACCTCCGAAAGAACTATCCCGTCCGAGCAGTTCTCTCGTATGCTGATTGTGATTATCACGACGGTACACTATATCGGGCATCTAATTTTCAATATTTTGGTCTATCTAATCCGAAGAATGATTTTTGGGTAAAGCAACCCGATGGGTCATTTAAGAAACATTCTAGAGGTAAGACTAAAGGTATTGAGGGAGAGTGGAGGCCCCGAAGTCGGAAGCATAGATTTCTACGGGTCTTTGATAAAAAACTTAAATGTAAATGGAAGGAGCAATAAATGTTTTTATTAAGGTTAATAGGTAAATTATTATACGGTGAAGATTATGACGAGTTAGAACGCAGAGCAAGTAGACCCAAAAGGAGGCGTAGACGTAGATAAGAATAAATGCGATAATATGGGTGCGAAGTGATTCGCACCTTTTTTTACATGGAGAATTAATGTGGTTAAAATAGATAAAAATTTAGTAATTGAATATAAAGATATTGTCTGGGGAAACCCTGAAAATGAAAGTTATGATTGCCCCACCTACAACAATCAAGATTTTTTTGAAACAAGTGTAGAAAGGCTTCGTTTTAAATTAAATGAGCTTGATGTAGATATAATGGACCAAGATAATAAATTTTATAAATGCTTTGACGAAAACTCGTTAGAGATCTTAAAACCTAACGAATGGGAAGAGTTATCTAAAATGTCTTATGACGATTTAATAGAACTCGTAGAGCAAAATGAGTGGGAGTGGTTAGGTGATGACTTTGATGATATGTTGAACTATTTAAATTTTATAACTAAGCATAATCCTACTCTGCGTTTTTCCCATGAAATTTCGGATAATGATGAGAGAATGTTTATTTATCTTCACGACATAACCGATAAATTTAAAACGCAAGCCGAGATTAATACTTATGATCAAGGTTTGCGAGATGCACAAAAGGTCTTGTTAGAAGATTAGTATTAACCCAGATCGGGTAGTTCTTGCAATTTATGGGAAAAAATAAGATAATATGAGGTGCGGAGTGATTCGCACCTTTTTTTAATTAAACATGGAGTATTTAAATGAGTGTTGCAGATAATGTAATAAAGATGGCGATTGAGAAAGCGGAAGAAACAAAGACTGTTTCTAAATTTCCCGCACCGCCTATTGATTTAGTAAATTACCGAGCCGTTAAAGAACCGCTTTTTAAGAGGGTTGCTCGCTTTGATAATGAGGTTAACAATGGTGGGTTTGTTTATGATGAAGTACCCGCCTCAGTTGGAAGCTATATTGTCAGGACAGATAATACCGATATTTTAGGTATTATGAAAAAGCGATATGCAATTGTAGATAATCCCGATCTTGACGCTCCTATTCGAGAGCAGTTGTATGATAGCTTACCTAAAGAGGCCCTTACTGAGGGTAGTGTTGAACTTGTGGAGAAGACGTCAGAGGGTGGATCTATTGCTAGGTGGGGTTATCATTTCAACGGGTTAGGCCGTGAGATTAGGCAATTAAATAAATCTAAAACCCAATTAAATTTTATGGTTAGAATAGTTAATTCTTTTGGCGGTCAAACGGGTATTAGATTGCAAGCGGGTGCATTGGATTTGTGGTGTACTAATGGTTGCACCTCCGCTGAGTTAAGTTCGCAGTCTTTTGGACATACTATTGGTTTTGACCCATCTCAGGTAAAAACATTTATTGAAGAGCAAGTAGAGTTTTTTCAAAAGCGGGTAGAATTGTGGCAGTCATGGGCTAATAAAGAGATTACGTCTAAGCAAGCCTCTGAAGTTTTAAAGGCATCTTATCCCGCTTCAGCTAGTGAGATTAAAAAGGCCGAGGAAAAAGGTTTTACTGTGGGTGAGGCAACCTCTAGAAAAATGCGTAAAATGATGGAACAATTGGAGCGAGAGGCTGAGGCAAGAGGCCATACAGTCTGGGCTTTATACTCCGCCCTGACTAATTATAGTTCTCATAATTCCGAGCGGTTCGGCGTTAAAAATTCCGCTAATGCCGATAACGTCGAGACTACTTTAATTGAGAGGGAGCGAGAAGTTAACAAGGTTATAGAGCTTCCAGAATTTAAGGCATTAGCGGTAGCATAAAGTTTTTCCTTTACAAAATTTTATATAAATCGTTTACTGAAGGCGGGCTATTATGGTCCGCCTTTTTTATTTTAAACATGGAGTATAAAAAATGAAAAAATCAATTCAATATGATTACCACGTTTTTGCATGGTTGCGAACTCAACCAAAAGCAATGCATTTAATTATGAAATATCTTTATAATAAAAAGCGAGGCGTGTAAAAATGGATAAAACTTATAATAATAAATTAGGGTTTTTCTCACCCGTAAAACTATTAGATTTTGAGAACGCCTTAATAGAGATAGATTTTCAGAACGCCTTTAATAATACAGATTGCCCGTTAGAACGGGAGCAATCCGAGTCAACCGATTATGTCAAACGTCGGTACGGGAACAAGGAGGTTAGATATGATTAGGCAATTATTAAAAGATCACGGGCTTGCGGTGTTATCTTTTTTGATAATTATTTTCTTTGCATTGTTTGTACCTTGGAATCTCATTCCCTTAGATATATATAATTTATTATTGCGTTAATCTTTTAAAAATGCATACTGAAGGCGGGTACTAATTGCCCGCCTTTTTTATTTTATACATGGAGTATTAAAAAATGAATAAAACCGAACTTAGAAATATTCTAGCTAATGACCCAGAAATCTGCCCCGACGGTAAATTTCCCGTGAGTCTATTAGGCAACCCAGAAGAGCATTTTAAACTAAAAAAGAACGTAAAGGAAAACGGCGTCTTATCCTTTCCTTTAAATGGTAGCCCCGCCAAGGAGTCGGGCTTCAATACTTGCGCCAATTCTACGGCTATCTGTCGAGAATTGTGTCTGCATTTTTCGGGTATAACTTTTCAATTTAAGCATAAAGACTCCGCCCGTCGTAAAAGAACCCGTGCATATTTTATAAACCGTCCTATATTTTTAAAACTGTTGAAATTAGAAATAGACTCCGCCTTTAGCCGTGCGGAAAGTTTAGGATTAGATGTGGGATTCCGTCCTAATACTACAACTGATTTAATATGGGAGTCCGCCCGCTTTGAAAACGGCGAGTCTGTGCCTGAATACATTTTAAATCGGAACGGGTATATTTACGATTATACAAAATATACTAACCGCCACACTAAGAAAAATTTCCCGTCTGGATATCATTTAACTTTTTCTTATTCTGGGGATAATTGGAGCGATTGCATTGAAGCACATAAGCAAGGACTCAACGTGGCTATTCCTTTTTCATCTGATAGCAAAAAAATATTCAAGCCCGCATTTTTTTTAATGGACAATAAGCCCGTTAAAGTTATCGACGGAGATAAAACAGATTTTAGGCCGTCCGATGAAAAGGGAGTCATTGTCGGGCTGGACTATAAATATAATAAGCAATTATTCAAGCCCGCATTTTTTTTGATGGACGGGAAGCTGAAAACTACTACCCGATCAGAGCAATTGAAATACGCAATTCAAAATCAATTTTGCATCGATGTTAAAAATGATCTTAGAGTCGTGGCATAAGATAAAGTTAATAATAACTTTACTTATCTATTTTAAAATCGTATTTATTAAGGCGGGCAATCAAGCCCGCTTTTTTTAATTTAAACATGGAGTTTATAAAATGGAAATTACGATCAAGGAATTATGGAAAAATAAAAAGCTCATAAGAGCGAACGCGAATATTATTTATTTGTCGAAAAAAAATTATGAAGAAAATAAAAATCTTTATTATTTAGACGAAAGGTTTTCCGCAAATTTTGAAGATGAATTTGGAAACAGAAAAAGATCTATTGTAGATTTTTCAATTTCTAAATACGACGATATAAACGCGGAAAGGTTTATTAAACCTAATAGAAAAGTTTTTGTAGATGATCTAAAACCGCCTTTTAAAGTTTTATCTTTTTCTAATTATCCCAATGAAGATTCAACCACGGATATCAATAGATTTTAACCCGTCCCGATAACGCTAAAAATTAACCCGCCACGGCGGGTTTTTTTATGTCCGCTAGGTAAGTTAATCACGGTTAGCATTGCCCCGTCCACGGGCTTTAAATCGTATCAGTCGAACCGTGAACCGTGGACCGTGATTCGTTTTTCCTGATCTGGCAACCGTGAACCGTGGCAATTTTTCCCCCGTCCGTGGTAGTTTTTTCCCAGATCTGGTAACCGTGGACCATGGACCACGACTCCCCGTCCGTGGTAGTTTTTTCCCAGATCTGGTGACCGTTCCCCGTCCGTGGTAGTTGTTTGGGTCCCTTCGATAATCGAGGCTAAAACCCTTGAAAATAAAGCAAAATCCGAGATTCGAGCGCGACGGCCCACGGCGTTGGCGGACGCATGCAAGAGCCATGTTTCTCTCAAATATTTACATAAAAATTCATATCGGTTATAAAGGTCACATATACTCTTATAGGGGCCCCTGATGGATGGTGACTTTACCTCTTCGCAAGAAGCGCAGAAACTAAAATTAGAGCTTAGGTTGGCTCAATTAAAGAGAAACGAAGCCTGTCAAGATCATTTTTTACCGTTCGTAAAAGCAATGTGGCCTGAGTTTATAACGGGTAAACATCATAAGATAATATCCCAGAAACTAGAGCGGGTCGCTAACGGGGAGCTAAAGAGGCTGATTATTAACATGCCTCCGAGGCACACGAAAAGTGAGTTTGCAAGCTTTTTGTTTCCCGCGTGGATGATGGGAAAGAACCCTCGAATGAAGATTATTCAGGCGACACACACGACGGAACTTGCGGTAAATTTTGGTCGTAAAACGAAGAACCTGATTGACAGTGATGACTACAAGGAAGTGTTTCCAAATGTGAAACTTGCAGCTGACAGTAAAGCGTCGGGCAGGTGGGACACGAGCAACGGCGGGATGTATTATGCGGTTGGTGTGGGATCGAACTTAGCGGGCCGTGGTGGTGACTTGGTGATTATTGATGACCCGCATTCGGAGCAGACGGCGATGTCTAATAATGGTTTTGATGATGCATGGGAATGGTACACAGGGGGCCCCCGACAGAGGCTCCAGCCGGGAGGTAGTATTGTTTTGGTCCAGACGCGGTGGTCCGAGAAGGATATGACTGGGCAGTTACTTCGTTCTATGGCTAAAGATCCGTTAGCCGATCAATGGGAAGTTGTGGAACTTCCTGCGTTGTTCAATGACGACAAACCCTGTTGGCCTGAGTACTGGTCTTTCGATGATCTGTCCGCGGTCCGCGCATCTATACCTCCGAGCAAATGGAATGCCCAGTATCAGCAAAATCCTACGGGCGATGAAAATGCGATTATTCGTCGGGAGTGGTGGAAGAAGTGGGAGCGTAAGGTGGTTCCTAATTTGCAGTATGTGATCCAGAGTTATGATACGGCGTTTAGTAAGCGTGAGACGAGCGACTTTAGTGCGATTACGACTTGGGGTGTTTTTTATCCAGAGGAGTCTGGAACTCCCGGCTTAATTCTGTTAGACAGTCAGAAGGGTCGGTGGGACTTCCCCGAACTCAAAGAGGTGGCGTTAGATCAGTATAAGTACTGGGACCCCGATACCGTCATCGTTGAGGCGAAGGCGAGCGGACTTCCATTGACCCACGAACTCCGTACTATGGGAATACCTGTTGTGAACTTCACGCCGAGTAAAGGTAACGATAAGGTGACGAGGGTGCATTCGGTGTCGCCTTTGTTTGAGGCGGGAATGGTTTGGGCCCCCGACGAGACGTTTGCGGACGAGTTGATAGAGGAGGTAGCGGCGTTTCCGAATGGCGAGTATGACGACTTGGTGGATAGTATGACACAGGCGTTAATGCGGTATCGTCAGGGTAACTTTGTGACGTTGCCAACAGATGACTTGGAAGATGGGGAAAGTTCTGTTAGAATGCGAGCGTATTACTAACAGACGAGAATATAATTGGGACTAGAATACTACATTCCACCTCCATTAAGACCTTTAGCAAGAGGGGTTCAGCAATATCTTAATCCTGTTGAGCTTTTACGAGAGGCGCAGGGAAGTAGTGGAAAATTCTTTGGGAGCCTCACGGACGACGAGCCGGGGGTAGATTGGGGTGCAGGTAGGGATGCGTTACTCGGAACCTTAGAAACAGCCGCTTTTCCTGCGGCGTATGGTTTGTCTCGCACGAAAGATCCTTTAAAAGCTGCGGTTACAGAATTGTTTATGCCTTTGGGTGCAACGGACGACGTTGTCGAAGCGGGCATTAAAGGGGCCCAGATACCTAATGTAGATAAAACCCGAAGGAACCTTTTATTGGGCATTGCGTCATTACCCGTAGCTCGTTCTATTCCAGATATCCTTCCCAAAAAAGCGATAAAGTCTAGTGTAGATATATTGAAGGGCAACATCAAAGCGTCCGCGGGCCTCGAATCAAAAGCGTATGAACTTGCTAATAAGGCTACGAAAGCATTTATGCGACAATTAGATTTTAAGGGTAAAACAAGAGGAGACGAAGGTTCCGTGCTTCTTGAAAGACAAAGCGATGAAGCGTTTGAACAGCTTAAAGAAATAAAGGACGCTATAGCAGAGGCGTCTATAGATGATTTGAGAAAATTGTCAGACGCAGAGTTAGATAGAATAAATCAGATGCTTTATTTTGAACCTAACAGTCGTTTGGGAACAGGTGATGCACTACGAGAGAAAGCTATTAAAGAAAAACTTATTAAAGTCTTGGAAGAAAGAGGACGCCACAAACCCTTTAGTTTTCTTGACGATTTAGAAACAGACATGGGAGCTTTAGTAACATCAGACAAACCAACTCCGTACGAATATCCATTTAACACAAAGCCAATAAATACAGACGTTATTAAACAAATGGTCTCAGGAGGCGAGGACTTTGTTCCGCTTGAATTAGATAGCGCTCAGAAAAAAGCCTACGACTTTATAGGTAAAAATAATAAAAGAATACAACCTTTATTAGATCCTGATATACCTGTGGATGTTGCGGTAAGAAGGGCGGGTAATATAGAAGATGTTCCGATAGATAGGGAACGATTAAAACAAATTGTTTATTATTTAAAAACAA